GTTGCCTGTCCTCTCGGGCTTCTCCACCGTCTTCACCTCGTCCATCGCTGGCGCCGGCAAGACCATTCAGGTTCCCCTGATTGGCACGTCGACCGCTACCGAGTTTGGTGCCTCTGGCTACCTCACCGCCGATGACGCAACAATCACGGCTTCCAGCTGCGTTTTGAAACATTTCAAGGTGTCCAGCCGCTTCTCCCCTCTCGACATCCGCGAGTACGGCGTGGGCTTCTTCGCCAACAACTTCGTCGAGACGGCTGCTATCGCCCTCTCGCAGGTTTGCATGGACGAAATCAACGACCTGATCACGAACGCTAACTACAGCTCGAACACCGTCACCGGTGCCGACCTCGACTACGCTGACGTCGTCGCTGCTCAGAAGACCCTCGACGACGCCAAGGCTCCCGACAAGCGCGCCCTCGTCCTTAACAACACCTACCTCAGCGACCTCCGCTCGGATGCGACCATCATCGCCGCCTTCCAGCTCGGTGCCAACGTCATCTCCACCGGCTCCCTCGGTACGATTGCCGGCGCTCAGGTCTACCAGTTCAGCAACCTCGCTGCCAACTCGGAGAACCTCGCTGGCTTCCTCTGTGGTGCCGACGCTATCGCTGTTGCGACCGCTCTGCCCTTCAACGAAATCCCTGGTGCTGATGTGTCTCAGGCCACCGACCCAGCAACGGGTCTCTCGGTCCAGGTCATGATCATCCAGGAGCAGTCCGGCTTCTTCAACGTCACCGCCACGCTTCTCTTTGGTTGCGCCGTCGGTCGCGCCACGAGCCTCCGTCGCCTGAAGACCGCGTAAGCGTTGCGGCCTAGCCGCTTAAACGAGACCCCCTTGGTAACCCCTTGGGGGTCTTTTGTTTTATTCCAAAAAGCACATAGGTACATGAGCCTCTATGGGACCGAGTTTCTTAACGACGCGAAAGAGATGATTGCCGACTTCGGCGTGGCTGGTTCTGCCAACTCGGGGGCCATTACCTTTCAATGCCTCATCTCCGACCCTGCCGTCCAGACCGTCCTCGAGGCGGGCGGGTATATCGAGCGGACCCAGTATACGGTAAGGATGCCCGCTGTAACGGCCTCCTGGACCCTCCCAGACGGGTCTAATGGGTCATCGGCGGCCCTACTCTCGTCGGGTGTCCCCATCGCCTCCCTAGCCCAGGGGAAGAAAATCGTAGCCGGCGGGAAGACGGTCCGCATCACGACCCAGACTTACAAGCCCGCGTCGGCTTGGATCACGCTCGTCGTTATCGACGACAACCAATAAAGTGGTCAAGGTCTCCATCACGCCTAAGTCCTACGAGGAGTTTAAGCAGACACTCTCGGCAATCGCAAGAATGACGGGGGTTGCGGAAAAGGACGTCGCCAAGAAACAAGCTGCCCTAATCTGCGAAGACATGGCTCGGTTTACTCCACCCCTGGTTAAAGGCGGGGGGGGTGGTCTATCCAATCTTTCCAAGCAAGCAGGCGACAACGCCGTTGCCGGTGACATTCGAAAAATCTTCGTAGCAGTTGGCGACCGCAACGTGAACAGCCAAAAGGCTATCGTCTTTCAGAACCTTGCTCACGCGGCACAGACGAGTAACCGTGCATCATTTGATGAAATCGTCAGTCGCTCAACTTTGCAGTCGCTTCGCATTTCGCCGGTGATGACTAAGATTTTAAACGACCCGAACCACGACCGGGCGTTTGCAAAGGCTAAAAACTACCTTAACCGTGTCCAAGTTAAGGCTAACGAGTACGGCCTATCATACGCGCAAGACCTTCGTGGACACCATAACCGAGTTAAAGCCAAGTTCGGAGGACGCATTAAGCGGGGCGTAGGCATTGGCGAACCTAGGCTTTTAGTCCAGGACAAGAAGACCCTCACGGATTACATTAAAGAAAGGCAGTTAGCCGTAGGCCGTACCAAGGCCGCTTGGCTGCTTGCTTTGCTTAAGTTGCCCATGCCATCGGGCAAGAACGGTCCGATTAACTTTGGCTACGACCTACGAAAGTCTGGCTATATTGCGAGACACGCAGGGACTGGCGGGTATGCACGGGTGAGCGAAAACTCAAAGGAATACATGGTCACCATCGGCAACGCATATGGCAACGTGAACGGAATTGCCGACGAGGCTGGCACGATGGCCCTTGCCTTGGGCAACCGTGATCGCCAGATGAAAGCGGACATGGAGCAGTATATTCAAAAGACTATTCGCCGCATCAAAGCGGGGAACCGCTCTTAAGCCTTGTCGGGACGGACGCGCACGAATACCGGGTGACGCAGGGAGCCCTTGGGCGTCTTCATCTGAAAGTCTACCTCGGCGACCTTACCGAGTAGCTGAGAGCGATTGGCAAGCAGTTCGCGGCGGGTGGCCTCGTCCATGCCCGTACCGACGCTAACATCCCGCCGTCCGCAGCGCACGATGACGCAACCAGCCATGCCGGCACACTTGCCTGACCCCTCGACGATATCTACAATCTCGCCGTCGGTGGTATCGGAGTCCTTAACCTTAAGCCAATCCCTAGAGCGTATGCCGTGGGCGTACATGGCCGAAGTGTCTTTAACCATAGCACCCTCAAAGCCCTCAGAGGTAAAGCGGACGAAGGCCTCCTCTGGGGTGCAGGGGACGCTAGGGATGAGTAACAGGCACTCCGCATAGGACTCGGAGAACAAAGCCTCCAGCGTGGCACGGCGGGCCTTGTAATCGCCTACGCAGGAAGGGATGTCGAACAGCCAGACGCGGGCATCATCGGCGGGAGCCTCGGAGCGGAGGTCGCCGACAGAAGTGAAGAACGATTGTCCAGACACGGCCTCGCCATCAAGCGTCCAGACCCCTTGGCGATAACGCAACAAGTGCAGGACTTCCCCGGCAAGGTGGTCAAGGGACGGCATTGGATTGCCGTTGCGGGTCTCAAAGGAGACGCGGCCTTGGTCGAGGTCAGCCGTTATGATCACGCGAAGGCCGTCGACTTTCGGCTCGCAAACGTAAGACGCAGGGAGTTCACCCTCATAAAGACGGGCCAGCATAGCCTTCCCCCTTTGCTTGAAGGTCCGTGGCTTAATTAGGCGCGGCGTAGCCTTCTCGAACATAGCGTAGAAGTCGGCTAGGGCTTGGCTCATGGGGGGAACTAAAACCCTTATATGCCCCCCGTCAACTTCTTTCCCTTCCAATTTGACTAAAGATATGGGAACCGCGTCCATCCGTCACATCGTCGAGTCTACGCTCGCGACCTACCTCTCGACCCAGACCGGGCTGACCACGGTCTCGTTCCTGACGGGCGATAACAACGCCACCCAGACCCTGCCCAAGGCCGTCGTCCTCTGCGACTCTGCCCGACCCCCTTCCAGCCTCCCCGATGGCGAAGGCAACTATGATTGCTCGGTCCGCATCACCCTGTTCTCGAACGCCGACGATACGACCCTCGCCGATCACCGCACCCGGTGCGCCGCCCTGGTCGGAAATATGCGAGACCTTGCCAGCATTAAGGCGGCCTTTGTCTCGGGCGGGGACGCGACTTGCTACGACGTTGGCATCATGTCGGAGGACGAAGGGGTGGACGAACGCAGCTGGGCGACCTCCTTTGGCTTCGCGGTCATTACCTGTTTAGCCCCCTAATCTTCCAAAACGCACACTAGTATATGGCCGCCGTATCTACTGGAACTACCTGCCTCTTCGGTTGCTCGGGTACTATCAATAATCTTTTCGTGCAGTCCTACTCGGTTAACGCTACGTTTAACCTCTCGGGCACGGTAGCCGACGAGACTGGCTTAACCAAGACGGCCCGCTACGACGACCGTAAGACGGAGATTACCGTCGACGGCATTTGCAAGACTTCTGGTATGCCAGTTATCGGCGCCTCTTTCTCGTTTACCATTAACGCCGACACGGCCTACCCAAGCGGCACGGCCTCCACGTCCTACGTCGGCACGATTACCGCCATTACTCAGAAGGGTTCTAACAAGGACTTTACTTCCGTGTCAGTCACCGCGACCGACTACGAAGGCGTAACGCCTTAATTGACCCAGCCCCAAGTAGGGGCATAGTCTACGGCGTGGACCATCGCTTCCTTAACGCCTTCATCGACCCGGCTCCCTTCAAGTTGCTGGGTCGTTCGCTTTACCCCTGGTCGCTAAAGTACCGCGTCAGACTGATGGCGTTTAACTCCCCGCTGATCACGGGCGACCGCGGCATCACCCCCGCCGACCTTATCTTTGCCTGTCAGGTATGCGCCGAGCAGCCGCTCGGTAACATTGGCCTAATAGACAAGATGCGGATACTACACCTCAATCGCAACCCAGCCAAGTTCGAGGCCCTACTTAAGGCCTTCGCCGGCTACGTCCTCGTACACGACTGGCCTAAGTTCTGGGAGCAGGACAAAAGCAAGAGCGGAGGAGACAACGGTTGCCCGTGGCCCTTGGCTATCGTCGCCAACCTGATCGCCTCGGGCATCGAGGAGAAGCGGGCTTGGGAGATGCCGGAGTGTCAGGCCATCTGGCTTAACTCTGCCTTAGCCTTACGCAAGGGGGCTGAGATTAAGATAATGACCCCAGAGGAGGAGGCCTTCATGGCGGCAGAGGAGGCCGCGTCGGCTTCCAAACCACCAGAAGAGAAGACCGACTAACATGGCCCAATCCCTAGAAGTAAACATTAAGACGACCTCGGACGTTCCCCAGGCCATGGACAAGGCCAAAGCCGCCACGTCTGGCTTTCAAAATCAACTTAACGACATCGGCAAAAAGTTTAGCAATTCTTTCAAGGACATCGCCCTGGGCTTCATCGCCCCAATGATTTTGGTGCAATCGGCAATCTCCTTTATCAGCGCCGCCATCGCAAAGGCCAAGCAGGATGCCAAGGAAGCATACGACTTTGCTGTCAAAGGCGAGTCCAAGTACCTAGACCAAACGACTATCAAACTTGCACAAGATCGCAGGACTAGAGAAGACGATGCAAAGGAACAGGAAATGGCAAAGAAAGCCCGAGAAACCGAAGCCGAGAAGTTCCTTGAGCAGGATGGTATGCGCAGCAAGGTAGCAGATGAAATCGGAGGTTTTCGCGGGTTTCGTTTAAAGTTCGGGCTAGACGCTAACTCTGCGGAAGCCATGTCTAAAGACAAAGACGTCCAAGATGTAATTGCTCGAATGGTTAACCCTAATGGCTCGGCAAAGACTGCAGAAACCACAGCCAACACAGGCCCCACCGGGCCCACCTCCTTCAAGACCCCCGAAGGCTTCGGCAACGTCGTCGGCGTCGGCGCTAACCCTGTCATGGAGGCCATGACCCTGCAGCTCGAAGAAGCCCGCAAGCAGACCGCCCTCCTTGAGAACATCAGCCGCGGAAGCGGCGGCGGTGTCCCGACTGACTTCACCAAATCGCCAATTCCATCCCGCGCTGCCTTGCTCAAGGCCAGCAACTAATTTCCTATGGCTATCGTAATCACAGGCGACACCCTCGTCACCCCGATCCTTCAGTCCGGCTGGACAGTCGTCTCTGACGGCTTCGGCCTCCACACTTCGGTCAGCGTCTACAAGGCCGACTACACCTCGGCCCTCACGGCCTTCCTCGTCAAGGGCACGGCCCACCCAGACCCAGCCTATACCTACCTAAAGATTGACAAGTGGCGCATCAGCTGGGACGCCCTGGACATGGCGACCGTCACGGTGGACTACGTTGGCATCGACCCGTCCATCAACAGCGGCGCCCGTACCAACCCTAACACTTCCTCAGCTAACGGCCTTACGAGCGAACCGCTGACCTCTCACCCTAACTTCTTTACAGCCGACCCATTGTTTGCGGGCGTGATTGCCGGGGCTGGTCCTTATACTGCCGACACCTTGGGCCCGCTCGTGCAGTCAAAGACAACGCCCAAGGGTGAGCCCACTCTGTCCTTTACTGGTGCCCAGGGCGCTTGCTTTGAGTCCGAAGACGGCGGTCGCTTCATTGGTTTCGTTGACCCCATCTATCCTAGTTTCTATGGTAAGACGAACTACCTTGCCACCGTTACGTCTTACTCTGGCGTAATGTATAGCACCCAACTCGCCGACGTTCAGGCGCTGCTTGCTCTCTTAAACACGGCGAGCGCGACCGCCTCTTGGGGCGTCTTTGATTTGCTTCCTTCATGGGCGCCCATTGGCACAGTCGTTAACATTGGCCACGTTAACCTGCTCTCTCAGGTCAACGTCGAGCAGTTCGGCTCGCTCTACAAAATCAACTACGAGATCCGTTACTCAAAGACCGGCTGGGACGACTACGTCTACACAAACATCTAATGGCTATTCAACCAGGAGTAGGGTTTTCCTTTACTAGTTCTAACCACGGGACGACGCTCGACATCAACCCAGTCTGGACGGCTCCTATCCCGTCCTTACCCGTTGAGCAGTTCAAGGTGCTAGTATCGGGTGACAATGTCTTTACCGCTATGGGCCGCGTCATTACGCAAGACGTCTGGATGGGCACAGGCCTCGACGCAACGTCTGCCGAGTATGACCTCACCGGCATCTGGGCTTATCCTACGGGCTCAAAGACTACGGGCTCAAATGCCTCTAGCCCTTGGGCAGACTCGGAAGGCTTTATCACGATTGCCAACGCAGCGGCCGAAGGTTCGGACAGCTGGGGGGTCTACATTGTCCGGCAACCCCTTAACCAAGCCTCAGAGTTCCGCAGTCCTGCCTTGGTAATAATGGCTGATGGCATTACCCCTAGCGACGCTTTTGACAAGACAACCCCCTGGGGCGAGGCTGACACGACTGACAGCATTAGGATATACGGTAGTATCGGAGCAGATATTTTAGAAGTCGATGGCTCACCTGCTGGCTATTTAATCAGCGGGGGACAGACGAGCCCAGTTCAATATAACTACAACTGCCAACGGGTCTTGATTGCCTCTATCATTTGGAACGGAACGACGAACTCCTGGGACGTTAGCCAGAAACTTATCGGGACTATCACCCTGCCTAACATCATTCAATTCTACGGACTCGTCCTAGAAGTCACCGGAGACCCATCTCCGTTTATTGGCTGGCCTCAATATGAAGCAGAGTCAGACGCATGGAACGGCGCTTGGAGCGGGTACGCCAAGCCAACATTCCTAACGAATGTCATCTCTCCTATCGGTATGCCCGGCTAATTCCCCACGCCCCTTCCAATCCTCACATCTTTAAGACGCCATGACCTGCTCGACCTCAGTCACTTTCAAGCGCGGGACGACCTTCGCGGCGACCGTGACCTACACCCCCGAAGCGGGCGGTCCGGCTAACTTGCTGACGACCACCGTCACCTCCTCCGTCATCGACTACTCTGGGGCGGTCTATCCCCTCACGATCACGATGGCGGGCAACGGCCTGTCCTTTGTGGCGGCCTACTCCCCGACCGACGCTTGGACTCTGGGCGGGGCTCGCTGGGATATCCGCTTTGCCTACTCGACGACGGTCTTCTACTCGGAGA